GACAAGCTAGTAATAACGCTTGTGGTCGTAATATCATCTGTTTGTGTGATCTTTTCGGTCATAGCAGAAGCAGCTCTTGTGGTCACGCTTAGTGTCCACTCAGCATCGGTATCGGTAGGAGTGAATACTACATCTTCAGCAGTTATACCTCCACTGGTTGCTGAAGTGGCAGTGATATTTGTAGCCTCCCAAGTATTAAGTTGAGATCCGTATTTCTCAGTGACTATAGTGCGATCTATTGTTTGAGTAGTATTTTCAGTTCTGTTGCTAGAACCAGTAGTCCAGGTGGGTAAAGGATTAGCAAAACAAGGTGCTGTAATAAACAGACTTAGCAATAAAAATTTCTTCATTTGATACCTACATTAGTGTCTTTATTATCTACTATTTTTGGAGTATTATTGTTCTTTTTCTTACCAACTTGCAAACCGAAACTGGCAAGACTTCCCGAAAAAATCGAAGCGATAAAAGTTGGATCAAAGTCCACAATCTTTTTTCCACTAGGGGGTTCATAATAGCTTGCTGTTAACATTCCAGCAGACCAAACTAATACCGCAATTTTGACAATCGTTTCGACACGATTACCTTCTTTTTCTTCTTGTTCTTCCATAGTTGTTTTACATATGTGTAATCGTTACTCTATAGGTATATCTAATAAACATTATGCTTGCAATCCTACGCCCAATTCTCTTTGCTTTTATCAAGTCAAAAGCGATAAAAATTTTAGTGCTAGATATTTTAAAAGCACTCGTAAAGCAAAGTTCAAATAAAATTGATGACCAGTTAGTTGCAATTATTGAAGAAAAACTACTGGTTTAAAAAGCATCCCAAACCATATCAAAAGTAGGTGGTTGCCAATAAACAACATCACCGCCTATATATTCATCTTTTCTTAGTATCCTGGCTAATTTTCCTGTATTCCATGGATCAGGTACATTGCCTGGATCTTTCTTTTCAGCCTTGTCATATTCTCTTTTAACTATTTTCCATAAATCATATGTGCTTTGAGCATTAATCCATTCTTCTGATCTAAATAATTTATTTTGGTCTCCTATACCAGGGCAACCAAAGAAATTGTCAGCTCTATCTCCTACTAATATCTGCTTATAAAAGTGCATATCTGCTTCTCTTTCAGTAATGCGTATTATTTCTTCGTCATGTAAATGTAGTCCAGGAATAGTTTTTAAATCTTTGTCACCGCTAACAATCACATCACCTTTTTTTACAGATATACCAATTGCGTCATCTGCTTCTAAGTTTTTATATCTGACGATGGGCCACGTTTCAGAAATCCATTCTCGTAACTTGGCATACCCAGCGGGTCTCCTATACTTCCTTCTGTTTGATTTGTAGGTGGGCGAGAGAGTATAGCGGAAGTTCGTGCTTGAACCCAGGGCCATGACCATTTCGTAGTCAGGTAAGATTTTTGCGAGCCTTTGTATCTCGGCATCGACTCCGAATTTTGCATCATTAATTTGACAGTAATAAGACCAAATGCCGTCATCTAATTCGTACTCATACTCATTGGCACAAGCATGACGGTAAGAAAAAAGTTCAACGTCTATGTAAGCTTTGTTTTTCATGCTGGTTCAATCCATTTTTGATCAAGAAATTGGTTATCCTCGTGAAACTCAAACGAGCCAGCGTAACCACATCTGCCTAACATTCGATTTTTTAGACAGTAACTATGTGTAAGATTTGTTCCCCTGGATCTACCTAAGGCCCATATCGTGTCTGCAAGTTGAACTACAGAGTGAGATCCCCTTATGTCATGTAATTCAGGGATGCCGCCATCTTCCATATTTTTTACCTGGGAAGATGATCTATTGAGATGAGAAATAGCAAATACTGTGCATTTAGTAGCAGCAATAAAACTTCGAATTTTTGTAATTAAAGAATCTAAATGCCTGGTATCTAGTGCTAATCCAGAACCAATAATTGTTAAATGATCAAGATAGATATGTTTGCAGCCAAGAGACCTAACCATGTAATTCATTCTTTGAAGAATTATGTTTTCGTCTAATGAACCAAAGTGATCAAACAGCTCTAGCATGCCGCCTTTGGTTACAAACTTATCTGCTGTAGCAATGTCTTCTATTTGTTGATCTGTAAAGCCAGCATAATTTTGCCTGGCATGTAATTGAAGACCAGCAGCCATACCAACAAACCTAAAAATAGCTTCTTCTGCTGTTTCTTCTAAGCCAATCCAACCGCATTTAACACCTCGCTCCATATCATGAAGAGCAAGTGCCCTGGCAAAAGTTGTTTTTCCAATTCCTGAACCTGCTATTAAAACTATTAGCTGGTTGTCATAAAAAGGAGTCATGCGATTCCATGCACCAAAACCACAATCAGTTGCAGTTCTGTTAGGAGGTTTTTTTGTGATGCCTGCATATGCACTTGCAGATTTAATTCCATCAGGACGTAGTTCTTTTGCAGCAAAAATAGCTTCTTTTACAGCCATACTGCCTAGCTCAACTAACGTGTCGTTTGCATCTTTTAAAGGAAAGACAACACGCCTGACTTGCCCTGGCTGAAATAATTCAACTATTGCATTGGCCGCTTCTTCACCTGGTTCATCCATATCAGTAGCAATGTAAATAGTTTTAAAAGGATTAAAATAATCCAAATGTTTTTTTACAAAATTTGCTGCTGATTGAGCACCATTTGGAACGGAGACACCAATCACTTTTCCGTTTGTTGAATATGTGATTGAGGGAGCATCGAACTCTCCTTCGCATATAGCGACTCCATCATGGTGCTTAGGATTTGCGAGATGTGAACCAAACCCTGCGACTTCCTTCGGCTTTCCTGTCCAACTGATTCTGTCATTTTTATTCATTAGTAAGAACTCTTATTTTTTGAGCTATTGGTTTACCTGATTTGTCTCGATATTGGAAGACAACACCTGTCTCAGTTTTTAAAATTCCGTATTGATCTAATACTTTGCGTGGGATTCCTCTGTAAGTATCTTCATCCCAGGTCTTAAATACTGGCACTCTTACTGGCGGAATATACGTCTGTCTGGTGGTTTCTGTTTTTTCTTTGAACAACGTGTTGCATGCAAAGCAGAATTTGTGATCTGTATAGACCGCCCGACCATCACTACTGCCACACTCGCAAGGCTCATGACGAATAAATTTAGATTCACTCATCTACCCCCACCGCATGTTTCATTTCAGATAAAGCTTTCATAAGAGTTGCAGTTTTAGATATTTTCTGTGCAAGAGTTTTTATGTCTGCACATTCGTAGGTTGTAAATTTTGTTTTGCAGTTAGCACAAACCCTTCTCCTAATGACGTAAGGAATATTTCCTTCTGTCCTAGTGTCTGTGCGGTAAATTTCAGTTCTAATAAAGTCGCAATGTGGGCAATTCATTTTTTTAGTTAATAAGAGACTCGGAACCAAACGTGTGCTTTTTCAGCTTTTGGTTCATGCTTCCAATAGCAATGGACTTCACTAATAACTTTTACGTTGTCATCAATAAAAAGTCTTTCTTCATCTTTAGTGCTAGTCAGGGCATCAAATAATCCACCAAGCAGATTATCAATGTCACCTCTGGCAGCAGTATGAAAAACAACCTCAAATTTTTCGCAATAATCTAGTGGTTCTTCTGTCCAATACTCTGAAGCCATGCTCCATAAGTCCTTTTTCCATTGCATATATGCTTTGTCCATATATGGCCTGACTTGACCCATAAATGAACGTGGCCTGGCTTTGGATCTGGGTCTAATGTGCAAATTAAAATCAACGTACTTCATTGAATACAGATTGGTTTTCTTCTGCTTCTTCGTTGACAAAGCCTCCTTGCACTTTTTCAAAAACAGGGTCAGCAGTTCTTTCATAAGCGACATGGGATACAACTTGTGCTTGTCTTGGTTGATATGCAAGTCCAACTCCTGTTGGGCCTTTCCAGGGATATAGTTCGTAAGCAATTATCATTTTTGAACCATTGCCTATAAGGAAGTCATGATTCCATAAGTTGTTATGGCTATCTACAACTAATGGGCCTGAAGTAAATCCACCATCACGTTTCCTAGTAAATCTTTTTAATTTAAATGTCCATAAAGTTGATTTGCCGTCATCACTTTCTTTGCTTGGTAAAGAATTGGCAGATATTTTTGCATTTATTCCATGCTGTTTTGAAAATTCGTCTTCTTGTTTTAATAACCATTCCCGATGCTGCTTATTATTAACATCAAAAACAGCTTCTACACTCCATACAGGTGGTTTGTTGGGTTCAAATCTGTTAGCTTCAGGCTCCCCCAGGAGCTTGCACCATTGCACTTCGACTAATGGTGTCTGTAATAATGTGTTCATAAATTTAAGCGTTATCGCTTACATACTATATGTTGAGTACTACATATATGTAAATATTAATAAAACGCTATATTTGGAAATCAAGAAAAAAGATATGGGTTGCTTCCAAT